GGCCGGTGTAGCAGGAGGTCAGGCAGCAGGTGGCGGTGGCGTTTGGGGTGCCGCAGACGATGCTGGAGGACGCGGCCAACTTTGCCACGGCCAGGGAGCACAAACTGGCCTTTTACTACGAGACGGTGTTCCCGGAATGCAAGCTGATCGCCGCCGATTTCAACGAGCAGTTGTTCGACGCCCTGGGCCTGCGCTTTGACTGGCAATTTGGCCAGGTCGAGGCGGTGCAACAGGACGAGGCGACGAAGGCGCAGCAGGTCGTAGCCACGTACAACGCGGGGCTGATCACGCGGGACGAAGCGCGCGAGGTGCTGGGCTACGAGGTGGTGGGCGAAGCGGAAGGGGAAGAAGAGCTGCCCCCGGAACAACCCGAGGCAGAGGAAGGGCCGTCCATCGTCAAGGCGCTGCAGCCGCTGGGGCAGGAGGCCATCGGCGACCTGGGCCGGTGGCGAAAGCTGGTCAGGCGCGGCAATTTGCGCCCCTTTGAGAGCGCGCGCATCCCCGAATGGCTGCGCAAGGCGGTGCTGCTGAGGCTGGCCGATGAGCGATTCGCTGACAGCGCGCTCGATCCGTGCGTCAAGGCCTTTGACCGGGGCGGCGCAGAGGCGGGCGTGCAGAAGCAAGTGCAGAAGGCGCTGGGGTCGTTTGTGGAGACGGCCACGGAGGCCTTGCAGGCCCACAACGCCACGGTGAGCGTGGAGCCGCTGAAAAAGGCGCTGCAATCGGTGCTGGTCACAGCGCTGACCGGCATCGTCGCCGACCGGTTGCTCGAGCTGGCCGTAGAGCACGGCCTGGGGCTGGATTATGCCGATGTGTTGATCGACGCGGCGGTCTGGGCGAGGCAGTACAGCTACGAGCTGGTGCAGGGCATCACGGATATCACACAGAAGCAGTTGCAGGACGTGGTCTCCCAGGTGGTCAACGATGAGATCACGGAGGCGGATGCCATCGCACTGCTGGAGCCGATGTTTGGCGCCCAGCGCGCCGAGACCATCGCAGCCACCGAGGTGACGCGGGCGCTGTCGCAGGCCCATAACTACTACGCGCGCGAGCTGGAGAAGCGAAACATCCCGATTCAGGAGAGGTGGCTGACAGCGGAGGATGAGCGGGTGTGCCCCGTGTGCAACCCACTGGACCACACGCTCAAGGACGTGTGGGGCGTGGAGTTCCCGGACGGCCCGCCGGCGCATCCCAATTGCCGCTGCGAGGTGGTGATCGAACATGCAAATTGAGCTTGAGCTGAAAGGGTTGGAAAAGGCCAGGCGCGCCCTGAGCGGCGCCACGCTGGCCAAGGTGACGGAGCGCGCGTTGCAGAGATTCGCCGACGAACTGAAGATGCGGGCCGTTCCGTACCCGCCGGAGGGGCCGTACAACCGCCCGGGCGGGCCGGGCAGCCGCTGGTATCAGCGCCATTTCGGCCAGCGCTGGATGCGGCAGGACGGGACCATCGGCGGGATCAATACCAGCGAGCGCATGCAAAAACAATGGGTCGTGCAGATGAGGGGGCCCTGGTCGGCCTTTTTGCGCAACAAGGCCAGCTATTCCAGCTACGTGATGGGCGAGGACCAGACGCGAGTTCACAAAGGGCATGGCTGGAGCAGGGTAGACGAGCTGGCGATCAAGCATGCCGATATCTGGTATCGCGCCTTTGAAGAAGAGCTGGCGAAGGAAATGAGGTGACATCATGCCGTGGGATAAGGACAACCCCCCGGATGTAGCCAAGAACTGGACGGACGAAGAGCAGGAAAAGTGCATCGCGGCGGCCAACGGTGTGCTGGAGGATGGCGGCGACGATGAGCAGGCTATCCAGGCGTGCATCCACGCGGCGGGCAAGGGGGAGAGCGAAAAGCACGCTGACCCGCAGGCGCTGCGCCATGTGCGCCTGATTGACAGCGCAGAAGGCCTGCGCGTGGGCGGCTATGGCGTGCTGTGGGGCAGCGCCAAGATGCGCGACGTGTACGATACGTGGTTCACGCCCAAGACCGACTTCTGGGACGGCAAGATCACGCCCCAGCCCCTGGTGCTCTACGACCACGGATTTGATGAGGACCTGGGACCGGCGGTCCTGGGCCACGTTGTAGCCCAGCGCGATGACGAAAAGGGTCGCTGGATTGAGGCCCAGCTGGAGGCGCACGAGGCGTACAAAGAGCGCGTGTTGCCCCTCTTGGAGAAACAGGCCTTGAGCTGGTCCAGTGGGGCAGTATCGCACCTGAGCAAGGTAGCGCGCAGCGGCGAGATTGAGTCGTGGGCGACTGTGGAATACAGCCTGACTCCCATGCCCGCCGAGCCGCGCATGCTGCTCAACGAAGCACAGCTGCAGGCATTGTCAAAGACCGCACCCATGGTGCGTTCGTGGCTCCCCAAGGCTGCAGGCGAGGCCGCGCCGGAGACGGCAGAGGCGGATAGCCCGGCAGCGGAGATTCTGAGCGACCCAGCGGTTGAAGATACAGCAGAATCACACAAACGAACCGTAACGGAGGTAACAGACATGGAAGCACAAGAGATCAAGAGCCTGATCGAGGACAGTGTCAACGAAGCGCTCGGACCTGCGGTCGGCTTCGCTGTCCAAGAGGCGATCAAGGCCATGAAGGAAGCCACCCCGCCGGACAAGACCGGCGACAAGGTCGGCATCAACGATCTGCCCCCAGAGGGCTCGGGCGTCAAGTCTCTCGGCAACTTCCTGCTCTGCGTTCACAAGAACAACGTGAAGCGGCTGACGGAAGTGTACGGCTCGACGAAGGCCGCGCTGGCAGAGGAATCTGGTGCAACCGGCGGCTACCTGGTCCCTGACGAGTACATCCCCGAGGTGTTGAGCGTGGCAGCGGAGACCGCCGTTGTGCGTCCCCGCGCGTACAAGCAGCCGATGGAAGGCCGCAGCCTGCAGATCCCGTATCTGTCGCAGAGCTCGCAGCCATCCAGCGGTGAGACCAACTTCTTCGGCGGCGTCTCGTTCGTGTGGACGGAAGAGGCGGGCACCAAGACAGAGACCGAGCCGACGTTCAAGATGATGACGCTGACCGCCCACGAGCTGTCGGGCTACACGCTGGCATCGAACCAGCTGCTGGCGCACAGCGCCGTGGGGTTGGAGGCCCTGTTGAAGCGCCTGTTCGGACAGGCCATCGGCTGGACGGAAGACTATGAGTTCTTCAACGGCAACGGCGTGGGCAAGCCGCTGGGCATCTTCAACAGCCCGGCGCTGATCGGCGTCACGCGCGGCACCGATGCCCACTTCAGCTTCGCGGACGTGGGCAGCATGCTGTCGCGGTTCCTGCCCTCCAGCTGGGGCAAGGGCGTGTGGGTGATGCACCCTACGGTCATCCCCGACCTCATGGACATGCGCAACACGGGCAACTACCCGATGTGGGTGCTGAACATCCAGGGGGCGCTCGGCACCAGCCTGATGGGCATGCCCATCGTGTTCAGCGAGAAGGTGGGCACGTTGGCCTCGGACCACAGCGTCCTGCTGGCCGATTTCAGCTACTACGTCATCGGCCAGAGCGGCGGCCTGGCGATCGACTCCAGCATCCACTACAAGTTCGTCAACAACCAGACGACCTGGCGGGTGACGGAGATGATCGATGGTCAACCATGGCTGGACGGGCCGATCTACCTGCAGAACGCCTCGACGACTGTCAGCCCGTTCGTAGCTCTGGAAGATCACACGTAGGAGGGATGACATGGAATTCACAGAACGACTCAGCGAACAGCTGGCCATCGTCAGCTGCATCGACCCGGACGCCTACACCGCTGCAACCGTGACTGGCGACGAGATCGACATGCGCTACTTCAGGCGTGTGATCTTCATCGTCATGGCGGGCACGCTGGGCAGCTCGGCGACCATCGACTTCAAGGTCACCGAGTGCGCATCCAGCGGAGGCAGCTTCACTGACCTGAGCGGCAAGGCGATCACCCAGCTGACCGATGCTGGGACCGACGATGACAAGCAGGCCATCGTGGAGGTGGCCGCCGAGGAGATGGGCGCGGGCATGCGCTATCTCAAGGGCTCACTCACCGTCGGCACGGCCACTTCGGACGTGGGCGTCATCGCGCTCGCAGACTGCGCGCGGTACAAGCCAGCCAACGCATACGACCTCTCCTCAGTGGATGAGATCGTTGCCTAGAACGGCCTGGGGGCTCGGCTCCGGTCGAGCCCCCTGGAGAGGGCATGCCTGAGGTAAAGCTACAAGCGTCGACAACCGAATTACGTAATCAGATCTTGCGGGTAGCTTCAGCAGGGATAGGGACCGATGTGCGGATCTTGCGGGAGCTGGAGAATCGACGAACGGAGTCGGGCAAGGTCTATTTACGTGAGGATGGCAAGCGCCTGCACGTCATCCACGGCAAGCCGCTGCACTATCGCGAGACGCCAGAGGGCGACTGGCTGGACATCGACACCACATGGCAGCCGTCGAAGCGGGTGGGCTTCGATTGGGAGATGACCAAAGGCCCGTACAAAGTATGGGCCGCCAACAAGCTCACCAACAAGGCCGCAATCCTCGTTGAGCGCAACGGGCAGAGCTTTGAGCTGAGGCTGGGCGACTATGTACAAAAGGTCAGCGCAGATAGCACCGTCACGAACGTTGTAGCTCTGCCACGCAACGCCAGTATCAGCCGCGCAGAGGGCAGCAAGCTCGTCATCGAGCTGGGCGACGGGCGCAGCGTCGCGCTGATAGCCAACAATCATCGTATACAGACGGAGGTTGTCGCTCCTGACATCTCGTTGGGCGACTTTGAGCGTCTTGACGTGCCTATTGTGCAGGCGGGCATATCGGCGCAGGCAGACACGTACTATGGCGAGACCAGCGATGGCCGGACGCGTGGGTCTTCTGGCACATACAGTACCGCGCACGGCACGAGCACCAACTGCTATGCTACTGAAACCACGACATACGTAGGCCAGAACTATAGTGCTGGGAGTTATGCGGTTAGCCGCAATCATCTGGACTTTGACACTAGTGCGGCCAACAACCCC